ATTTTGGTTTGTTAATGTTGCAATTTTTTGATTATAAAGTTTAATCAAAGTGTTCACATCAACGTCATTATTTTGTGTCATGATTTTTTATGAGTTAGAATGAGCCCCCGTCAATGGTGCTTGTAAACATTGGTTTGTCAGTGTAATTCACCGTCACTGCTGATGGTGTAATACCAGTTCCTGCTCCATTCAGTGTGATGTCAGCAGATGTTGTAAATGTACCTTCAACACCTATCAGTATAACAGATGTTGTATTTGATGTTGACTTAACAATACCATTTATACCAGAACCACTAGATGGTTGTCTCACGTATTGTCCAGCAGTCACACTTAGTGCACTTGGTAATGTTAAAACCACCTCAGTTACCGCAGTCAAGATTTTACCTGAAACGCTTACAGAGGCACTAGGAGCAGTTGTGGAGGTTTGTAGACCAGCATTGGTAAAATATACTATACCATGTGTTGCAAAGTCTCCTGACTGATAGTAGATACCTTTAATGTCAAGGTATCCCTTTGTACCAGAAATTACTTCAGCAGTATTGGTTGCATCAGGAACATATGTCCACTTTCTACTACCATCTGTGTCAGCAAGGGCACTATCATCCATTCCAAAGAATCCAAGTTTGTTATTACCTACACCTGAACTTGTGTTATAGTTGAATGAAATACCACGGTCAGTATTAGTGTCCTTCGCGTGTGTTATAGTTAATTGAGAGGTTGTTGTAATACCAGCTGTTGTATTAGCACTAAGGGTAATTACTTTTGTACCAGCATTTATATTTGTAATGGTTGTATTACCGGGGATACCTGTTGCAGCAACAACATCAGATACTTGTAACCCTGTGACTGAATCGACTGTAATGGTATTAGTACCACTGTTTACAGTCGCCATGACACTTCTAACGCTGGTGACATCACCAACCTTCATGATGGCATCATTTACCGTTACAGTAGTAGAGTTAACGTTAGTTGTTGTACCATCAACTTGTAAGTTACCTTTGATGATAACATCACCTTCATTACTTAGTCCACTTGGGAATGGGTCAATGAATAGTTGATTTCCTCCACCGGGAAGTGTTTCGATCTTATTTGAATGAATACCAATGTTACCAACAGTAAGTGCTGCTGTTGGTGGCAAAATAATTCCACCTACAAATGTACTTATTCCAGTAACTTTTAAGTCACCACCAACGTTCAAGTTCTTCTCTATTCCAACACCACCTTCAAATATTACTGAACCAGTATCTTTATTAGTAGATTGAGTGGTATTATCAAAACTTATTTGTGATCCAGCAAATCTTAATTTATCTGTTCCATTCTCATCATACTCTATTGTCGCATCAGGAGCTGCTGTACCATTTACACCACCACCAAATCCTAGTTTGGTATCATCTGGAATCATTACATCACCAGATCCATCAGGATTAAAAATTATATCTCCATCTGTATCAGTTGATGATAATGTATTTGTATTTAATGTTAAATTATCTACATTCCATTCATCTACCTTTCTATTTTGATCAAGTATTGCTACAAAACCATTTGCTGCGTTTGCAGAGTTAGATACACCGGTAACTGATCCAGCAGTATGTGCCATCAGATCAGTGTAATACTTACCACCAATTATATCAGAGGTTCCACCGTCATCACCTACGAAGAGTCTTTCACCTCTATTTCCCTGTGTTCCTGCAGCGATTGTTAATGCTAATTCACCAAATTGCAGATTACTGGGTGCTGTTGAACCAGTAGATCTTTTTATCCTAATAAAACTTGCCATTTCAGAAGTTTCCTCCGTTGATATCTAAATTTTGTGTCGGGCCGGGTGTTAATTCAAGAACTCCTGTCCATTTTGTTGTAGTCGAATTATATACAAGAACCATTCCATTTTGTGGATTTGATATGTCAACATCAGATAAACCCGCTAAACTTCCACTAACGTTTCCTGCCAAAGACGATACAACTTTGACAGCGTTTTGTTGACCAACTCTAACTTTTATGTTATCAGGCATTAGCGTGTAACTCCTTGACGAACTAAAACGGATCCTTCTACGACTCTTGTAACCTCACCTGCAGTGTCCGAAACAATTACGTCATAAACATATCGTCCGGGTTTTAAATCGGCAGTAGTTGTGCTAGTAAGACCTACCTGAACTATTCCAGCGGCTGGATCAGATATCAACGCTGTAAAAGTCGCAGCTGCTGCTACGCTTCCAGAGTGTTTTCTCATCTCAGACTTGATTCCAAATCCAGATAATTCTAATGCTGAATTGGATGAAACATTTTCAAGTGTGAATTTCTGTGTGAATGTTGCTCCTGTGTTTATAACAAGATTGCTAACATATACTGCTGCCATCTATACAATAATAATGATGATCTATGATTTATTTATAAGTTCAGCAAGTAAAGATTTAATTTCGTCTAATTCTGCTCTCAAACTCTGAATTTCGGATTTTTCTGATAATCTTAGAGACTTCATTTTCTTATATTGAGCATATCCAGTGCTATCATGATTGATAATAGCACCAGATTTTTCATCTCTATAGAGATTCTTGTGTCCTTCAACTCTTATCATGCTAGTGCAATAACTCTTAGATCTTTAAATACGGGCGATTCTGCTTCATTTGAACCACTCATTTCAATTTTAATTTGGAATCCTGTAAATTCAACAAGATCATCAATTGTGAAAACATATTCTACAAATTCACCGTCTGTGCTTGCAGGAGTTAATGCGTCTGGTCTACCAGAGTTTTTAGATAAATCTATAACCTGATCTCCAAATCCATCTCCATCAGTATCATCTAAATTATCAAATCCGGGGAATAACTCAAATGTTGGTTCTGTTGCCTCAGTATCCTGTCTGAATAATTTAAATAGTGCACGGAAATCAGCTGAATCTCTACGATCTGAACTGACTAATACCTTCAATGATGTTGCTGGTTGTTTGATATTTACACGATTAGAAATATAAACTGCAGCGTGTGGATCACCTGTATTCAAATTCACTCTATTATCATTTGCATAATCAGTAACAGGTTTGTTGAGTCTATTCCTTACATAAATCACAGTTCCATTCATAGTATCAATTGCAGGTGAAAGATTCTCATCCTCAGTTGATAAGTTCATGGATAAAGTGCTAGATCTACTCTTCGGTAAATTGGTTAAATGTTCATTCTCATTCTGAGAGGATGCTACCAATCTTGTTGTTGTAAGAGGATTAACTTTATTTAATTCAATGTCCTCATATCCTTGATCAAGGAATGAAACCTCTGTAAATGAATTTGTGGATGAGTTAAATGATCCTGCACTGGTTCCACTAACACTTCTTAATTGTGTATTAATTTTAGTTTGTCCGGGTTGAAGTGTATTAAACACTGGATAAACAGAATTGTACTGAATATTTTTGGATGCGTTAATTCTATCTCCACCACCAGATCTTTCATCTGTGAAGCATGCCATGCTATCACCACTTGACCTATCTTGAAGATTAGGTCTTCCAGTTCCTCTTGATATTTGAAGATAGTACTTATCAATATCTTTTTTAGCTTGTAATAGATTAGTGCTAGGCATTGTGTGTGTTGTATTGATACCTGTGAGAGATAATCCATTAAACTCATATTTACGAACAAGACTATTAACAGGATGAGATGAAATTAATGAACTATCAACACCCCTTTCAGAGATGCCAAGACCAACATTTGTGATTGTATTGTAGAAAATAATTTCATTATTAACTTTTACAAAACCAGTGGATGTTGTAATTCCTTCAAATGTAGCAAACTCAGATGTATTTGCTGATCCCACAATGATAGTGCTATCTTGTAATGAAATTGCAGATTCAATTTTGACCGGTTTTGTTGTCGGTTCTACATTAGATAATTGAAGTTTGTTATTATCTGCACTCATTCCATGATTATAATGTGATACTTCAACTACATTTCCCTCAAATAGCGGACTTAACACTGATGATGAAACAATGTCTGTATTTGCATATGCAACAGCAGTACCAGCATTATTATAAATCACTAAATCCTGTCCAGCAGTAAATTCCTGACCTTGAACATTAGTTAAGTATAAAGTATCAGTTCCAGTTATTGTGCTTACGGTTATTTGTGCTTCACCACCTTTAACCATATTTGATGTTGTTAATCCAACTACGTCACCTACCGCGTATCCATTACCAGCAGATGTAATACTTATTGAGTTCACTACATTACTTGATATGGTGACACTTGCTTGTGCATTTTCACCGTTACCGGTAATGGCAAATAATGGAACATTTGAAAACGTTCCGTTTGAATATCCAATACCAGCATTTGCTATGGCAGTTGCATTAATTGGGCCTCCAGTAGATTCAATCAATCCATTAACTGCACCAGCAGATGTGCTATCACTTACTTTTCTACCCGATACAAGTAAATCTGTCATACCGGAAGAAGTCATATTATCGGTTCTGACTTTTAGTTTACGTGGTAATCCTTTGATACCATTATCTGTCAGAGTAGGAACTTGACCACTCTCATAATCTATTAACGGGTTATAGAAGAATGCTGTTGCATTTTTCGTTGTGAATTTTGCTTTGTTAATTTTAATTTTCAAATCTTCAAATTGGCTTGGAGTCCAAATTGATCCGTTTTGAGATTTAAATAAACTACCACCAATATATTGTTGAGATATAACTACACTCTCCGATGCTGGTAGTGTTTGGGTATCAATGGTAGTATCACCCATTCTAGCGATCCATGCTTCATAATTATTCGTTGTGGGTGCAAGAAGAACAACACAATAAGATCTTCCCCCCTCAAGATAAATTGGTGAAGGGAAAACAACATTTGTTGCAGCAGAAGCATCATCTGATATATTAATTTGTGATGGGTCAAGAGTTACACTTGCAAAATTTTGCACTTGTAACAACGTTGGGGTTCCCAACTCCATTGTTCTTATTTGAACTATTAAATTTTCTTTCACATCTTTCTTTTTCATAAAGATGTCAACAGATGTTAAGAACGCTCCAGTCTCATCAACCGTAAATGATTGTGCAAGAGGGTCTCCATCATCTACTTCGACTGTCTGGAATATATTTGTAATATTAATAATTTGAGGTATGGGAGGTGGTGGTAATTCCCTTATTCCAATAACAGTTTGTGATAAAGTATCTACTGTTCCTGTGGTTATATAAGTTGATGATACACTACTTACTGCTGGAGAGTTTTCCTGAGCTAATAAATTACTAGAACTTGATGTTAATTTAAACGTTTTTTGTCCGTTTGTAAATCTTAATGGTGGAACAGGAGTGGTTAATGGATCTCTTATAAAGAATGAACCTCTAACACTTCCTACTCCATCAGTTATAAGTCTTATGCTAGTGACACTTCTAGATATCACAGCAATGGCACCACTTGTTTCTCCAATGAAGACTGCTAATGGGTCTATTCTTCCAAAAAATCTTCCCTGTGCTTCCTCTGCTAACGATGCGGTATCAACGTTAAGAATAGTTGATGACGCTGAATATGCACTCGGTATTGTGACACTTGGATTGTAAGGATCAGCAGCATAAACCAAAGATGGATCTGAAAAAGGCCCACTCTTATGATTTGGTTGACATATTCTAAACCTTCCTATTATTTCAGGCCCAAAATCACCTGATGTATTACTTTGAAGGACTGCAAATACTCTTTCTCCGATTTGAAATGATCCAGATTCCATTTCAATTTGAATTAATTTTGGAATTATATCAATTCCACTTGCACTATCAAAATAAGCATAATATTGTGTATTAGGTTTTAATATTCCTGCATCAAATTCAATATTTCTAGAACGTATGTGAGTATCAGGTTCACTACTAACTAAGACCTGTGATGCAAATGTACCCTCAGTATCTCCAAATACACTTCTATTACCATTATCTAATATAACATTTCTAGTCCAAATGTCAGCACTAGGATTTATTGTCATTTGTCCTCTAAATGTTATCACACTAAATGGGTTAACATTTTCAATTCTAGAAGCAAGTGGTTGATCCAATAGTGTTACCTCTTCATAATCCAGAGTTAATAGATCACCTGTTTTTCTTATTCCGGGATCAAGAAGTGTTAGATTTGATGAAAAATCAGCAGTTGTGGAATCTATTGATGGATCTAACGCTAATTCAGGTTTTAATGCGTAAAAATCTGTTGGTACAATCAGATTTTGATTTTCTAAATCTATGTCTACTTTACAATCAGGATTGGATATATCCAATAGCGAATTATTTTTAAAATCATCTACAAAGAAACCAGATTTAAATCTTGATAAACCATCAGCATCTTGGACTTGGAAAGTTTTCGTATCTAATTCTAGTAAACTTAAAGATGTTACAACCTCTAAATTTTCAACTCTATCTTCAATTTTTCCAATATCCCTCATTGTATATCTACGATTATCAATGACAGTGATTACAGCGTCTTTAGGATTATAAAGGTACGCAGGTAATTCGAGTGTAGCAACTGTCATTCCCAACTCAATATCATTTGGTGGTAATGGATTTTTAGATGAAACACCTTCGACTACAACAAACTCACCAGAGGTATACCTTTGATCAATATTTGCAGATGGATCTAATATAATTTTATCAGTCCTTGGTAAATAATGACTAATACCTATGATTGAACTTTCATTTGGTGAAGGAACCAACGTTGGATTGGTGCCGGCAGTCGCAAAATTTCTGTTACTAAAATCAAATGGTGAAGATGTTGTTCCAGAAAAATCAGCAACTCTTGGTCTAAAATCAAGTGTATCTGTTGCTCTAATTCCCCCTTCTAATATTGGAATATCTTTTCCAAATCTAGCTTCATCGTATGAACCTACTGTATATACATCACCTTTATCATTAGACGGTACGGTATATCTGTTAACAATAATTTTTAATTTTCTGTTTGGAACTTTTACATTATCTTTTCTACTTATCCTTGAATAATCGTAGAAACTCTGTCTTTGTCCTTTATCTAAAGTGTAATTAGATGTTATGTTTAAGTATGATCCTGCAGTTACATTTTGTAAATTAGAGACTATATTACTTTCTGTAAAGGTAACAAGTTCTCCAACTCTAAATCTTTTACTAGTAAGATATGCGATCTCAACTTCAGTAGCACTTGGTCTGTCAGTTATTTGAGCAATTGCACCACTTTGAGAACCCTTAACTTTTTCACCTAATATTGATGCGGTATTTAATGAAAGTCCACTTACAAATACTAATTTATCTAATACAGGAAAAGCATTTGTAACTGATTCATATACACCAACAACATCAACAACATCGGGTGTATTCAAAGAAATAACCTCATCCTCAACTCTCAATCCAAACGCAACAGTGTTTTGTGTAAGTCCATTTACAGTTGAAATTCCTGAGATACATTTATCTACAGATACAACATGACTTCTATCAAATGTTTTTTGTTTTGTGCTGATACTAACTTTTTGAACAGTTGCGTTTACTACTATGTTATTTTGACCAGCTGTTAACCCTGTAATCGTAACTGTGGATGCATTATTGGATAATGTAAATTGATCAGATGATAAGGATTCAATATTACCATTACTTAAATGAACAGAGTACCTATCATTATCAAATGTTTCAAATAAAGCACTTGAGATACCAACTAAATCTGATACACTAAATGTTAATGTACCAACTGCATCCGTAGATCTTCCTGTAATTTGTGCTTTAATTGTCAACTCTGAACCAGTTAGATCTACATCGGATATATTTTTTTCTTGCAATTGAGCAAATAATCCAGTATCTTCATTTTTAACTGCAGGGATTGCCAAACGAACACCCGATATATCATCTTGATCATTTAATGTATTAACACATACTCCACTTACTGCTGTAACTGCTGCTAGAGTAAGTGATTTTAAATCTGAACTTATCGCAGTAATTCGATGTAATCTTGGATCAGTATCTCCTCTAAAGTTATAAGTAATATGATCACCAACTCTTAATGAACCAAATGTTTTTCCAGCACATGTCATGACACTTGAAGCTATCGCAACCTCGTCTGAAGGAGATAATTCTCTTATTGGTGTTGGTTGTAATACTAAATCTGCACTAAAATCAGTCTGTAAACCTAGTGCTGATGCATCTTGAAATACAGATTTTACATCTCTCAGTGATTTTTCATTTACACTTACTATAGTTCTTGTATCAACAGTTCTTCCATTTATACTTATCTCTTCACCCTTAATGAATTTTCCTGATGTATTCATCAGACTTATTGTAGTGCTATTACCACCTGCTCCATGAGCAAATCCTGTCGCACCACTCTTTAAACCCTCTACAAACGCTGTATCGGGTAATTGAGTATTACTTAAAGTTTTATTTACAGTTAAAAATGTCTTAGTTTGTACATCAAATAGGTATAGATCAAACTTTATATCAGCAGCACCACCTGTTCTATCATGATTCTCAAATGCGTATACCCTTGCATGTCCAATTGAAGTTCCTGTTCCACTTGTAGCATTGTTTGTTGATCCTTTTCTTTGATCAAATAAATCAATAGTGGCACTTCCATCTAAACCAATTTTAGGTGTTCCTGCTGCACGATTTACTTGTATTAGAGTGCCAAGTCTAAACGGAACAGATGAATTTTCAATTGTTTTTTTGTCTCTTGGTTTATTAATATCTAATACTGTTGTAACAGGTCTTTCAATGTCATAACCTCTTACATATGCCTTTCCGGGAGATACTTTTAGAGCTAGCAAATCATCAGAAGGAGTTGCACCTTGATCAGTTAACTCATCATCAGTAAAAATACCTTCGTTTGATATACTGTCATTTAATGACTCAAATGCTTCTAGTTTGAAATTTTTTAAAGAATAATTTCCAGACTCTTCAAAAGTTCTTTTTGCAAAATAATCTCTTATTAAAGAATATTGAGTTTCATTTTGTAATTTTTTTATTGCTCCATCATCAAGACGAATTAATTCGATAAAGTTTTTGTCGTTGAAATCGGTTAGACCTTTTTTTGTTAAGGTAGTAGATATTTTAAGTCTATCTGCACCGGGAGCTGCAAAGTTTGAAAAACCTCTTGCATTATCATTAAGTGAAGAATCTGAATCTGCTGAAACTAATTCTTCCTGTATGAATAAACCAACTCTATATGATGGATTATTTGTATATGGATCTAAAACAATTTTATCTGCAGATACATTAACAAAACAACCTCTCACAAAGAAAGTACCATTAGCGATTGATACAGCACTACCTATTGCACATGCGTCTGTCTCAATAAGAGATGCTACAGAATCTCCAGAATTTATTGGAGTATTACCGTAAACAAATCCCTCATCTACTAATAAATCTTCACCATCCTCTAAGAAGGATACAGTATTAGAATTTCCAGAATCCAGATACTTAATGAAAAATGTCAAATCAGTGATCCCTGTTGAATCATTTGGAAGTGAGTAATTATCAACAAGAACTTTGATGCCACTACTAGCTCCTGTTAAAATTTTACCCTTTAAATTTTCGACATATACTGAGACTGCTGTTCCTAAGTGAATAGAATTTAATTTTATTGAAAAATATTCTGCATCATACTGTATATTACCGGGAATCACCATTGATCCCTCTTTAAACATATGACTACCAAAAGATTCAATCTGATCTTGTAAGATAGATTGAAGAGTTGTTAGTTCTCTTGCTTGAACGGGTTTACCCGGATTAAACAAGACTCTATAAAAATTATTATCCTTCTTGAAATCGTCGTAGTAAGGACTTATATTTAGATTCGTTTTTTGTGGCATTTTTTAGAATTCCAGAATAATTTTAATGTCTTCTTTTTGTCTAGAGTCCCTTTTTATAGTCGCCCTATTGTCAATGTATAGTATTGTACCTGACCCTTTATTTATTTCAGGAGATGCAAGACCATTTGTGAAGGTTACACCCAGATCAACATTTTTTGTACCAACAGTTGCAATACCAGAACTAAAAGTAGTTTCAATGGCAGAGTTGAACCCGTCAGATGTAACAGCGTTTGGACTTGATTCAAAAGCAAGAACCTTACCTCTTGAATCAACATCATCATAATCTGTTTGATCAATTACAGCTGCGTTTGTTGGGTCAAAGTACAATGATCTATCCTGTATATATTTTAGGACTTTAGTTTCTTTATCCCATGATGCGACATAACCATAAGCGACTCCACCAGTTACATTTTGTTGAACCACTTTACCCACCGTTGGGTTTTGAGTGGTAGTGCTTGGGAATTTGATTGCACTCATAGATGAATAAGAATCATTAAAGTATACAGAAGTAGTTCCAATTGATGTTGGATTTTTAACTAAAGTTACTTGTGCAAATTGAGTATCAACAGGAAAATCTTTGTTATCACCTCCAAATCTTGCATAACAAAGCACTCTGTCAGTTCCTAACTCTTCGTAAATATTAAATCCATGACCCTTTGATGGAGGTATAATTGGAATTAATTTAGCATGGTCTGTAACCTGATCATTAATTTTTCCGAGATCAACAATCCCGTATGTATAACCCTTTCCACCAGATGATACAATGGCATTAGTAATCTTACCACCAACCACATCTACTACAACTTTTCCACCAGATCCATCACCTAATATGTCAACCTCTTGACCTAAACCACCAGTGTATCCTCCTCCACCTTGCTTATCGATGTATACCTTTTTGATTTGATTGTTATTTACATCAGAATCTCCATTTTCCCTAACAGATTGAATTTGAGACTCTGTTGTAGTTGTCCAATCGTTTGGCACAGCGATAAATTCAGTCGAATCAAACTTGATAATATCACTAGGTGAAACTGTGTATAGGAACTTCCAAATATAACCGTCACCACTTTCTCCAGCCTTTGATGGTTCTAAATCTGTAAATGTAGGTTCGTCTTGTGATGCATTTCCTGTAGTGTTAATTCCAGATGATCCATTATCAATACAAACATATACGTTAAAATTCTGATTTATAACATAATAGTTTGCATCATAAAGTCTTGCCGATTTAGTTACAGGAGATTGGTTGTTAATACTATAATCATGTCTATACATCTCATATCTTGTTCCCTGAGTCCAATCAACTTTTCTTATTAATCTTCTTACATTTTTACCTGTTACTCTCTTACCAAATAATGTGGTGTCACCAATATGATTATTTGTATTAATATTATCGACTGGATTTGGAGGGTTATCATCAAAATCAGACTGCCTACCAAAACCCACTACAGTAGCGTTTGGCAACCCTAATGTAACATAAAATGAATTTGTTGGACTAGCTCCTCCAATACCAGTAACAGTGTCTACAAAGTTACTCGCATTTAATATTCTGAACTGATCCGTAATTACTGCTGGCATTTTATTACTTTTTTTCTATATTTATACGTGAAATCATCAAGTTAGTTTATCTTTAACTGCACCAGTATCACG